TTTTTATTAGCTTCATCAATTTGGCGCTTTCCATCTACAATTGCACTTCTTACTGCTTTTTTAGCAACTGCAGCGTCAACACCTAAAATTTCTTTAATTTGCTCTAGCACAACTTGTGCTCTCTTTGATTTAACTGCTTCATTTAGTTTTTCTTGAGGAATTGTTTCATCAAGATATGCTTCAAGGTATGTTGAAACATTATTAATCATATTATTTTTGAATGAACCAGCGTTGTTGTTAAGCTCTTTATTGAACTTATTAACTAATAGTTTCAATTTGTATGAGTGATTGCTATCAATAGCTTCTACAACTTTTAACAATTTATTTGTGTGATCTTTATCAACCACTTCAAGCAAGTTTTTTAATTTATTAGCGTAATCGCTATCTTGTTCAGCCAAAGCTTTTTCTACGTGAATAGAAACTTTGTCTTGCACTGCTTTGTTAAACGCACCTTCGATGTCTTTAAGAACTTCTTCGGAAAGAATATCGTTGGTTGCTTTTTTTAGTTGTTCTGTGATACCCATAATTAAAATTTGTTTATAACTCTCTCAAATCTTTTGTTCATTTTGTTTTCGAGAATCTTACTTAAATATTTATGTGCCTCGGAATAATTTTTTCCATTTATACTAAGCAAAAATTTAGATATTAATTTTTTTTCCAGGCTTTCTAAAGTTAGTTTTTTGCTCTTCATTATATTTATTTATTATAATACTTTGCTAATTCTCCCTAAAAAGCTTAAAATTTGTTCTTTTAAATATGTCTCTACTTCTTTTTTAGGAAGTGAAGAGAGGCCGGTTTGAAGGTCTTCATAAATTTCTTCCAACCTTCCATCTTCTCTCACAACATATTGTTTTGACTCTAATATACCATTCACAAAAGCTGATGGACATGAAGGGTCAGCAACGCAATCAACCGCTACTAATCTAAAATCAGAAACTCTGTTAATGCCGTTATTTTGCTCAGTAAGTTTGCCTAACGCTCTTGATGACATGCCGACTTTGACACCATCTTGAATGAGTGAACGTACAATATGACCTGTTGGGGTTGATAGAATTTTGGATTTACCATAATAGGTGTTACCTTCCTTCTTCAAATCAACTACAAGATGGCATGCTCTTTCTAAATCAACCTCAGCTTTGGTGGGGTGATTTAATTCACCCATGGCTCTTTTTGTTTTTACCATTTCGGTAACATACCTGTTAATCTCTCTATCCATTTCACCCTCACTGTAAATTCTTTTATTTTTGTTAACCATTTCACACTGCATGTACGGTCCTGAGATATACAAATTAGAAGGTTTATTGTTGTTTTGCTCCTCTACAACATATTGAAATTCTTCATCAGGAGCGGGTTGTTCAACTAATAGTCTTAATGCCATAAATTTATTTATGCTTACTTATTTATATTTCCTTATATTTAATTGATGCTCAGTGAGTATAGTGAATTCCATATCTCTTTTTTTGCACCATTCCTTTGCGGCATCCCACTTAGCTTTATTCTTTATAAATGTCAACTGCTCGTAAATTAAAGATTTGGGCACCTTATTTGTTTTGGTCTTTCTTTCCGGGGGCCTAATTGTCTGCTTGAAGGGCTTTACTTCAACTAAAAACTTCTTAATCCCACTAGGTGTCTTAAGTTTTATATAAGCGTCAACGATATAATTATGTACCCTCTCATCTATTGGGTTTAAATAAGGGATAACAATGTTTTCTGACCCCCACTGTAAAACATCGTTGTTATAGTCACAAAAGCGGAATAACTTTAATTCCCATGATGAAAGATATCTAGGATAATCTCTTCCCTTGTATTTTTCTCCATTTACGGGAACATATATTCCTTGTTTAAATCTTTTATTGGGGGATAGTAGTTTCATTTTGCATTGATAAAAGCTCTTTTATAGCATCTTCAACACCCACAAAATTGACAGAATTTTTATCTGCTTTATTTTCTGATTTTGGGAAGTGTATATTATATATATCACCTAATTGAGAAAAAACATCTTTTTCTCTTTGCAAATTTTTATAGTCTCTATCTATTTTGATCATTAGCCAACAAAAAAGTCGACGGGCTCTGCATCGCCAAACCCAGGGGATGCCCCCATGTACAATTTTTCTTCCAACGCAGTTTTTTCTTGGAGACCTTGGGATAACAAATCATTATAATTAATAGAGCCGCCACCAAACAATTGCATATTATTGTACTTACCTCTATTGTTGCCAACCACTATTTTAGATAGCGCTAAGGCATACTGGTAAACCCATTGTTCTCTAATTATATCTTGCAATGGCCTTTCCACATAACATGATACGACACCATAAAATTGAGTTGATGATCCCATTCCCGGAGAAGGGGTCATGGTCATATATTGAGTTCTTTCATTAAAAGAAATAGCTCTTTGCAGGGCTAAAACTTTTTCTCTAGTATCTAACCAATTCTTTAATACATACCAAGATACCAAATCAAACCCGTAATTGCCCATTGAATAAGAAAAATACGTTTGCTGTGCTAGAGTTTGCTCTATAGTAAAAAGCGTATTAACACCTGTGGTTGAGCCTTCTTCAAAATCTGTTACAGCTATAACCTTTCTATAATCTTTAACCAGATAATCATAGCTATTTAAAATGCTTACTTCAGAGGCGTCGTTGGGGTCAAAAACTTGATATACGTATGGCCTTTCAGGGTCACCTATTATCATTTTACCCAAAGAATATAGCGCACGCACATCATCAGGTATGTTTTTTACTTTTATAGGCCCATTAAAACTTTTTGTTGTTGAAAAAAGCACATCTAGTCTAAGACCTTTGTTAGGCTCATATAAATCAGAATTAAACACTAAATTTTCTCTAGTATAACCCGCAAACTTAGTAAACATTTCGCATGCTATGGCTATATTTTCATTTAACTGGTCTTGATGTATTTCTATGTTAACCATTGGTGCACCCAATGATCTGCTTATCCTCTCGCCCAATCTCTTGTAAGAATTAACTATGTTACCTAGATTAGTAGAGTAAAATGCTGATGCGGGTAACGCTGTTGTGCAATCCATCATAAAATTATTTATACAATTTTGTAATTGTTAAGACCATTATATTTTTCACTTAAATATTTGTTCATTGTAACGAGCTCGTTATTATCTAATGGTCTATCATATATTATTAAATCAAACAAATCTACGTCACTATAACCGTTATTGTTATTAGGGTGCTTACCAACGGTTAAATTATAATTATTCATATTATTATTAAGTGTGGCAAAGAACATAATTCTTTGAACAAGTGAGGGCCCTGACTTTAATGGTGTAGGAGCGTTAATAACGACTGTCTGAGCTTTCAGACCTCTATTAGGGTTATAAGTAGTACTGACAACATAAATTTTATTTGCGATTAAATTATTAGGGTCATTTCCAGAATTATTTAAATCACCATACTTTTGATACATGCTGTTGGTGTATAACCTACCCTTAGTAGAGTCTAATGGGCTTGCGCTTAGCACCAACCCAAAACCTTTTTGCTCTTCTGTACCTGTATAATCTCCTATCCACCAAATAAAAGAACTATCAGAAAAACTTCTCACCCTGAAAACAGTAAACGTGGTAAACCCCTTGAAAAACTTGCCGTCCAATGACGATAAGGAGAGCAATTGATTGTCTAATACCATATTAGTGTTTGTACCTAGAGGAGATCCAAAAGATACAAACCTTGATGCTTTAAATGTGGAGAGTGTTGGTGCTAATGAAACGTTGTTTTGAACTAGACTATAATCGTAATCCTCTGTATTGTTTGACCATCTTGTAACTTTGTTGTTATTATTTTTTTGTATGGTAAACCCATTTAATGAGCCTAGCGATAGCAATAAATTTGGAATAGTTATTGTAGGTTGGTTTGTAAAATTTACATCTATGTTATAGTCTTGCTGTACTCTAAAAAATGTAATCTTTGCTGTTCTCTCATTGTTAAAATTGTATGGTTGAGTCATGCCGTCAAATACAGTGGGTATTAAAGTAATATTATTGCCGTTAACATTTATACTGGCTATGTCTCTGTCTTTACCAGAAAACACCTCTAAATTAAAAGTGCTCAAACATTGCTTCACTGATATGAAATTTGATGGTGAAAATTTGTATGGAGGTGTAGGGAATGCGGTTTGTAGAGTAGGCGTCAATAACGTTTCATCTGGTGACGCTACTAGATTAGCCGCGTTCTGTGGCAATAACCAGCTACCAGCAGATAGATATGCTATTACCCGGTCAAAAGAGGAAGTTAAGGATATAAACTTAGATAGCATAACCTCGGAAGGGAATTGAGCATTGCTTGTTGTAAAATTAAAATATTGTAAATTGGAGCCTAGATATCTTATCGATATGCCGCTGCCCGCAACAT